TAGCTTCTAAACCATAACATTCTTTATAACATTGCTTATAAACAGCAGTTTGTAATTCATATACTGTTTGTAAATGGTTAGATGTTTTAAAGTCAATAATCCATAACTCACCATTAATTTCACAAACCAAATCACATGTACCAGCTACTTTTAGTTCATCTGAAAATAAATGTACTTCTGTTTCAATTAATTTAGGTTTGTATGTCTCCCAAAAATCTACAAAACGTAAGAACATAATCCATACTTCAGGATTATATTGTGGATAACCTTGTTTATTTAAAAATGTTAATTCTTCACCATTTAAGTATTCTTCAATCATTTCATGAACTTGAGTACCATCTTCAGCTGCTTTTTTAACTATATATTCTGACGCGTAACCTACTTTTTTTAACCAATCTTCAAAATGTTTACCTTTAGGATAAGTACCTAACACATAAGTAACAGAAGGATAGTAATCACTATTTCTTCTATAATATCTTGAATCTGGTAAGGTGATTTGTTTATGATCATCTGAGATTTCTAATATACGACTGTACGAGTGCTTTATTTGGCTCATATTAATTCTAGTTTTTTCTCAAATAAATTTGAGAATGTTAGTGGTTGAGTGGTTTGGATTAAGTTAGTAAAATTTTCAAAACCCATATCACTTGGGTCTTTATCTTTTAACTCAACAAGGTAGACCTCTTTACCCTCATTGATAAGTTCCTCACAAAATGTGAGAGCCTGTTTCATAGCGTCTTTATCTAACGCAATATATATTTTTTGAACCTCAGATGTTACTAAATGTTTTTTTAAACTTTTTTGAATATTTTTACCTAATAGAGGAATGACATTACGTTTAATAGCTAACGCGTCAAATGGACCTTCACATATAATAATAGGTAAACTCCAGTTTATAAATAATTCAAATGGAATTATATCTCTAGATACATCTGGATTTTTGTATTTAATAGAAGAATTTTTATTAAAATTTCGGGCAGTAAAGTAATTTAATTTTCCATTTTTATCATAAGAAGGAATAACAATACAGTTGGCATACTGCCCGTTAACACAATAACCTATATTATACTTTAGAATATCGTCTAAAGTAATTTGCCTACGTTTTAAATAACTGATAGCGTGTTTATACTCAATATTATTGCCTTGGATTGCAAGTGAAGTAAATTCTTGAGGTAATTCTACTTTTTTCTCTACTTCTGTTATTTCAAATTTACCTGAAGTGTATTTTGATACAGTTCTGATTTCAGATATTTTATCTTTAGGTGCTTCAATTAATTGGAATAGTTTGACTAAACTTTTACCTCGTTTATCACAAACCCAACAATGCCATTTATGTTCACCTTTATCACTTTCAGATAAGTTAACTTCTAATTTTGGTTTATGATGATGACAAAAAGGACAATGGTATGCGTAGTTACCTTTAGATGTTGATTTACCTACACCTAAAACAGAGTTTAATGTTGAAACTAAAGCTTGATTTACCATAAACTCAGTATAATAAATTAAGACTGGGAGGCCAAATCTTTTTTGAAATATCTACCTTGTATATTATCCACATATGAGTTTACATGTGGTTCTAAACAGTCTAGTTTGAATTGATATTTTGCCTCTAGATATGATAAGTGTTTGGATGTGTTTGCGAATTCAAGTATTTCTCTGTAGAATTTATCTTCACCTAATTTTTTAACATCCTCTAGTAATGGTTTACAACTACCCCAATATGTCTTCCAATCTGATTCAGCATAAGTAACTTCTTTAAGTTTCTTACGACCTGGTCCTGTTTGTTCAGCGATAGCTTTTTTACCTAGTTTTTTAGTTTTTTTATGTGATAAGAATTTTTTACCAATGTAGAATTGATTTGTTTCTTTATTAACAATCTTATAAACAAAACCAAAGCATCCTTCAGGAAAATCTTCTATTTTATCTATAACTTTATCTTCATATAACCAGTTACTCATAATTTTATCTATCTATATTAATTAATATTGATGTATCAGTAGTTCTACTTGTAGGTAGAGGTTGTGATAGTTTAGCTACTGCTAATAATTCTTGATTTTCATTATATAGTCCTACTGTTGTGACGTAAGGAGCAAAAGATGAGCCTGTTACAAAATCATACATTTGTCCACTTCTATTTAATGAGCTTGATGATAATAAAGGATTTGTAATATTACTACCTGAGATTAAACTTGGGTTTTGAGAATAATTAAATTCATTTTCTCTAATAGTACATTTATATTGTGTCTCATAGATTAATCTTGAACTTTGAAAACTTACATTTATATCATCTGTTTCTGGCCAGAAATTAAGTAATCCTTGATTTGTTATAACAACCATACCATGAGAATAAACAATTATACCTTCATAAGCATTATTAAAAGTATCATATATATTTCCGTTCCCATCATCTCTTAAAAATACATTTCCTAACTGGTTAGCTAAAACTACATAACTTACATCTGCTATGACAGTAGCAGTAGATGGATCAGCAGCGTCAAATTGAGGTAATAAAACAAGATTTGATCCAGAATACGCTAATTCTATAGCTTCTAGATATATAGAAGTAGGATTTGTAGGATTTAACGCTACACTACCTGAGGTAATAACTGTGTAACTTCCTCCTCCATTATCAATTGCTAATGATAAAGTAACATTACTAGCTGTTATCTCTGTCATATATCCTGAGGTAACATAACTACTAGAGACATAATATGAGCTTATTTGAGGAGCAAAAGAAGCAGATATGAAAACATCATATGGTTCTACATACTCATCTATTGGTATAAAAAGAGTTCCACCATTAAACCAATTTAATTCATTTTCATTTATATTCCAAGTAATAGGAATACTACCACTTCCATCTAATAATGGTTTATTATTAAAAGAGTTTTTATCCCAAACTGAATAATTTAAAGAGGCATCAACAGAACTAGCTGAGGGTAAGTATCTAAAATCTAATGCAAATGTAGATGGATTTATGTAATCTCCATACAATTGAGAAGGTATAGATAAAACTGCTACTTTATGGTTTGATTCAGTAGGGAATAAATGTCTAGATCCACTTTGTAATGTTGTTTGAAGATAATTATCAAATCGACTATAAACATTAGTATTAATATTATCTTCAACTATGTTGCCATTTAGATCTGTAACTATATAAGATCCGCTTATAGGATTAGATATATAGTTAGTATAATAAAGTTGTTTTACACTATTGTAAATATCTCTTTGATAATAAGAAGATGAATAACCATTTGACGCTGTTGTACCTGTTGTTGGTTCTGTTGCTATTTCAAAGGACCCAGTAATATTAGTACCTAAAAGTCTTTCAATAAAAACATTATCCTCATTTAAAGACGCACTCCCTACAAAAGAAAAACTTTTGTTAACAACAAATGGGACTACAATAACGTCCTGTGAAGTAAGAGATTTGAAAGCACCCATTCATTAAAAGTCTAATTTAACACGGATTAATGCTTCTTTTGTAAAGTCTTTTTTAAGTGGTTTTGATAATTTAGCTACACCTAATAACTCATTATTATCATTATACATTCCTACAGTTGTAATATATGTTTGTGGATTTTGTACAAATGCATCATATAAAATAGTACCTGTACTACCTGAAATGAAACTTGGGTTCACAGAATAATTGAATTCACCATTTCTAGCTCTAACAAACACAAAATCAGATGTTATTGTTTCTTGGCTGTTTAAAGCAAATGAACTAGTGATAGCTGAACCTGTGGTTATTCCTCTTGTATTACTTCCTGTAGAATATAAACGAGCAGGATTATTAACAGTAACATTAGATGTTTTTACAGTACCTAAAGATATACCGCCACTAACAAAAGGTAAATCTAAAGCTGCTGCATTTAAAATTATAGTTCCAATGTCTGGTAAGAATAAACCATATGAACCTGAGATTGTAGTACCTTTAGATACACCTCCTCCTGTAGACACACCATTAACAACTGCGTTACCATTACTACCTGATACTATTTGGAATACTCTTCCACAGTCAAGATATGATACTACAGAAACATCATTACTGTTATCTGTTAAAGTAATTTCTCTTGAAGCCGAATATAATGTTAAGTTTAAACTTCCAGGAAATAAAGATTGTTTATATCTTGCTCTTTCTATAGTAATAGCATAAAAATCAGATTGTGCTACTTCATTAAATGAGAAATTAACATTTTCATCTCCATAAACTAAATTACGGAACTGTCCGTAAACTGTTCTTGTTGGTGATAAACCATCTATTCCCGCGTTATATAATAATGAGCCGGAACCATATTGGTTACCATAAGCTATATTAAATTGTGTAGTAGCAGAAGAATCAGTTGATGCAGTCTGGTATATACTTAGATAATAATTTCCACTATTACCTGCTGCTTGAACAGAAGAAGTATACATTTGTGTTAATGTAGGAGTATTATCTGTCCATGCGGGTGCTGTAATTGAATCTGCACTTACAATAAAATCTTCAGGGTCTAATCTTTTAAAAGCCATTTTTATATATTATTAACAATTTGTATTTTTATTAATTCTAAAAGGTATTGTTACTCTAGCTCCACTATCTCTACCTATTACTGTTAATGTAGTTGAGATCTGATCTACTCCTGCAGGGAATAATAAATTAAGTGTAGTAGCGGTTAGATTAATTGTATTACCAATTACTGTTTTAGACACGTTTGTTCCAAGAGTAGTTGATGCATTTAAAGCTGTTGCTTGAGTAGTGTTAATACCTACACCGTTAAATGTATTTGTTAAACGAACATCTGAGATTGTAGCTACATATCCTGAGGATTCACGTGTTATAGTTCCACCTAAATAATTTAATGTTTGAGGATCAATAGAAAGTGAAGCACCTTGAGGTAGGTCAATTACTGGATAGCCTAAATCAATAATAGGTAATTTAGAAGTACCGCGTGGTAAAGTAGTAAGTAAGTATTTCATTACTTGAGTTTCATCAGGAAATGCTTCTAATAAAGGCATACCATCAATTGCTTGACCATAATATGCTGAACCTGATGGGTGTGTTGGATTATACATAGTATAATCAATTTCATCATCTGATAAAGCAAATTGAGTAATTCTAAATGAACCATCATTTTTAGCTAATAGTTCTCTACCTTTTCTTGTTAGAATAGCATCTACTGTTACTATACTATTATTTAAATATCCCATTTTCTTTTATTAATTTTATTATAAATATTATGATATTAATCCTTTTGAAGTAAGATTTTGAATTATATCGTTATAGTTGGTTTTTAATGTTTGTGAAACATACTGTGGTTGAATGATACCTGTGAATGAATTCCCAGCTTGTATTTTATTAACATCTAATACTACATATGTTCCATCATTTATTATTCGATATAGTGCAAAATGATCGAGAAATGAACCTGTAGGGATTGGAGGTACTACAGTTAAGTATAATCTATCAGTAGCTTCTACTTTAGTTATATTAAAAACTTTATCTGGGTTATATTCAATTCTGATAAAATCTCCAGCTTGTGGTTGGAAAGCTAATGATATAGGATTAAAACCCCAATCTAACATAGCTTGAGATTGAGATTGATAAAGTGAAGGATCATAATAATTTATTAAATCAATAGATGATGTTAATACACTAACATTATTTCCTGTTAAATATGTACCTACAGTCCAGTATGGAGCTGAAGCTGTAAGTGAAGAAGCTGGATATTCATTTTGGGCTTTAAATGTTATACCTGATAGTAATATAGGTTCACCTGAGGTAGTTGATACTCCAGGAGTAGTAAATCCATCGTATGTTAATGTGATTACATCTCCAATATTAAAATTTTGGAATCCAGTGTTAAAATTAAAGGATTCAATATAACTTGGGATAACAAATGGATTATTTATTGATTTTGTGAATAATACATCTTGGTAAGCTATTATACTTCCATTCTTTTTTATTCTAACTGTCACAGTATAAGTAGAACCTATTGGAGCGTCATAATCAAAAAATCCTTTTATTTGTCCATTAGCTGTGAAATTAACCCTATTATAGTAGTCGTAAGTATTTGAGGGGAAAGTATATACTCCTGTTCCATTATTATAATTTGCACTAGCAAATGTTTCTAAATTACAAATAATAGTATATTCTGGAGCACTATGTGGAATAGGAGTATCTGTTGTAGTAATAGCTCTAAATCCATATTCTGAGGTGGAAATTACTGAGTATTGAGCAAAATCATCAAAGTATAGTACTGAGGATGTTTCATTAAATTTTGAACCTGTTTCACTCATTAAAATGGGTGAAATTCTTCCTACATGTGTTATAGGATGTAATCCTGTTAATGAATCATCATTTGGATTTGAAGATTGAGCGGGGTCACTTGAAATTAGTCTCACTAAAGCATTTTCTCCCAATTCATATGAATCTAATAAGTTGTATAAAGCTATAGTATCAGGTTCAGGATTAACTACATTACCTTGTTCATCAATTAAGTATTTAATAAAGTAAGCAGTTTGGCCTATAATTTCAGGACCTGTACCTCCTACTCCATCAAAATAAGCTATATATGTTTTATTTTGTTCTACATTAGGTGAAGAACCATATCCTCCATTTCTTGTTAATCGATTAAAGTCAGAAGAATTGCTTCTAACTCCATTATATCTAATATTAGACCAGGCTTGAGAACTATAATTTGAGTCTTGGACCTGTGCTTTATCTGCTGTTCCTGAAATTATTAAATCAAAATTAACAGGTGAAGTAAATGTAGAAGTATAATCTACATCCATAAATTGAGATGAGAATTGAGGAGATTCAGCATTACCAAATAATGCATTATAATCATTATAATCAAAATCTATAAATTCAGGGTCAAATATTACAAGTGAGGATGTAGCTGGGTTTATAAGAGAAGATTGAGAGATAATTAATTTAGTATCACTATATATAGGCTGACCTCCTCCTGTAGTATTCATAATTTTAACAGCAAATTGAAATTTTCCATTTTCAATAGCATCACTATTTAAAATAAATGAAGAAGAAAAAAGAGTAGTAGTTGAAATAGGATCAAAAACTTGATTTTCTATTTGAACATCATTGTTATAAACTATAAATTGAAATTGTTTTGTACCTCCTTGGGGATTTATAGAACATGATATTATAGCTGTTAATAAAGAATTTGGGGTTTGTAAAAAAACTAATTCTCCATCTGTGTTAAAACTTATAATATTTGAATCATATATTATTGATCCTAAATCAAAACTAGCTGAGTTTATTATAGATATTCCTTCATTTATTGGTACAGTGAATGTTGAAGGAGTTTGAGATCCAGTAAAACTATAATCTAATACACTATAATTTACAGACTCAGTAACTTGATTTCTAGTTTGTATTCCATAAACAAAATAATCACTTTGTTCTTGTGTAGTTATAATATTATATTGTATAGGACCTAAATCATTATAATTAATAATTAAATCAGTTAATTGTCCTAAATAATCAGATCTATCTAAACCACCAGAGTCATATCTATTAATTTTAAGATATTTAACTCCTTGATTATATATTTGTCCGTATTCTATTGGCATAATTTATTTTTATCTAATAACTCCTGTAAATGAACCTGGATTAGATACTTGTGTAGTACTTCC